GAAAGATTATATAAAAATAGCAAGTATAATTAAAGATAATAGTGTAAGTGATGATAAATTAATAAGGTATATCGCCAAAGACCCCTTAATCAAGGACTTTGTTATTATGTTCAAGAAGGACAATAAAAGGTTTGATAAGGAAAGATTTATTAAAGCTTGTTTTGATTAACTTGTCAATAGCCAACACTCGCAACCATAAACAACCTACCAATAAAAAAAGCCCTCGTTAATAGAGGGCTTTCTCTTTTATATTAAATACATACAATTTCAACTATAATTATAAATATTAACTTAATTTCAACCCTATAGGGGGAATACAGCTGGGTGGGCTAGCTAACAAAAGAGAGACACGCATTCTAATATTATTTTTCAACTTTTTATAACTTTAATAACTTATTTCTTTTGGATAGTAATTTAGGTTCTTTTATTCTTATTATTATAATTGCTCATTTGGTGAATGTTGTTGAAAGGATAGAGAGATATTACCCCTACCATATAGATAGAGTACTCAGAATCCTTTGCAACTTTGCTCATCTGGAGCCATGCTGCCTTTGGATATGTTTCTAATGAATAAGTTAAAAACACGGACAATCATCAGTTTCGGGTTATTCCCCTAGAATCGTCCTCAATTGTCTTCGAGTTGGACTGTGGCTTTGATTCTCCCCTTATTGTGACCACTTTTTCAACATAAACGCAATAAGTATTAAACCAAACCATTTATGTGAGCCATAAATTAGTACAAATTTTTTTAAAAACAAAATTGGTATTATATTATTGAATGGATTTTAAGGAAGTTAAGGGAAAAAAGCATTATTTGTACGATTCTGTGCAGGAATTTCGCATTCATCACCCTGATGTTCAGCTAAATGAGCAGTGGAGAAAGGCAAAAGAGGGTGATTGGGTGCTTACTGACGATGAAAACGTTTGTCAGATACTTAAATGCTATTCTTTGAAGATTCATGCTTCGGAGAAGTATACACGTTGTGTAAGAACCGTGCTTGGAACCTTCAGAGTGGACAATTTAAACGCCAAAATGCTTGGTGAGGACGGAATTGCAGAGAATATATATACATTTTCAAGAACTTATAAGGCATTTAAGGAATATAAGAAAGCAGGACTCAAGCCAAAAGAGTTCGTTTTTGCAAGATATGTGGCTGAGGGAGTAGATATCTCACAGGCATACGCAAAAGTGTTCAAGAAATCAAAGAGTAGTGAGCACATTGCCAACTCAGCCAACAAATTAATGAAAAAAGATGAGGTTAAGAAGATGGTCAAAGAGGAAATCAAGAAAGTGCTGCAGGATGAGGGTATTACAGCTGATTGGATATTATCCAGATATAAGGACCTTGCGCAGATTGCTGATAAAGATTCTGATAAATTACGTTCATTGGAGTCATTATCCAAGATTGCAGGGTTATTTGATACAGATACAAAGCAGGAACAGTTAACTGTATGGTCAGGTTTTACATCAGAACAAATGGAGGCACTTAATGGCGGCAACAAAACAGAGCTCATTGCACACAAAGAAAAAGAATCAGAGTGATATCTTAAAAGACCCTTGCCCAATCTGTGAATCTGACCTATATCTTAACGAAGAATTCACAAAAAGAATTGGACTTTTGGACTCACATCGTGAAGTTAGTGGGTGGGTATGCCCACAATGCAAGAGTGAATTTGATTTAAATGATAATATTGTGTATATTTATGGCGAGAATTCAATACAAGGAAAAGCATAATGCCACCAAGATTTAAACCATTTACAAGTTTTTTAACACAAGGTATGAATAATACCAATCAAAATATTAATAATATGAATGTGCCAGGAGGTGGTGGAAATGTTATGGGAGGAGCTCAACAAGGTGGGGCTCAATACGGTGGGGGAAGTGGAAGTATGTCAGGTTTAGATAATATTCCTGGCGGTTTTCACGAGTCTAGTCCTGGAGCTGCATGGGGTTTAGGATATCCTGGAAGTTGGAGTGGTGGAATAACTCCTTCTGAAGAGGAACCACCAACTTCATTTGAAGCTTCAAAGCCTGGATTTATGCAAGGTCCACCACAACAGCCTACTGACCCTTTACCCCCAGGATATGAGTGGCAATTTGTTAATGGCAATTGGGAGCCTGTTCCTATTTCAGGTTATGGCGGAGGGACTATTGACCTTGGATACCCACAAGAACCTCATTACCAAGGAATAGCATCATATATACCTGGAGGTTCAACTCCTTTAAGCCCTGTTGCCCCTACTGAATTTACAGGAGGTGGAGGAGTTGGTGGACAAGCAGCAAAAAGATTATACTATCCTGGTACACAGGGTGGTTTTGCATCAGTTGGAAGTGGAATTGGTGGACAACAAAATATGTTAGATGACTTATTAAAAAAATTACAAGGATAGAAGAATGGCATTAATTGATGAATTAGCAAAAGAACAATACGGAATGTTTGAACCTACAAGTACTTTTGTTCAGCCAGACCCATCTAAGAGAGTTGGTATGGACCCTTTTGGACAGCATATGGAGTCTTTAACTGGAATGGGAAATGAGGCGTTGTATGAACTTTTAAATCTTCTAGATTCTGCTAGTTTAAAAGAGCTTAAAACTGGTAAAAAAGATATTGAAGTTGATGAAGCTGGAGTAGGCTCAATTCTTAGACCATTAATAAAAGCTCTTAAGCCATCACTTAAAAAAGGAATTAAAGGAGCAAAGAAAGCACTATTTGAAGGAGCTTCTCTCCCCAAAAGGAGTCCTGTAAATACTAAATTAAGAAAAGCATTAAATCAATTTTTAAATCCAATGCCCATTTCTGGTCCTACAGGTACATATTTTGGAAGAGGGTTAGTAGGGAGAGGTTTAACAGTTCCTAATCTTTATATGGGGAAAAAGGCATGGAGTGAAGGTGGCGAGGGAAGAGAAGATACGGGTCCTGTTTTGGATATATTGAATCTTCTTGCAGAATCAAGGGCTGATTATTTTTCACCTGTAATTTCTAGGTTAGCTCCAGCAATTCAACCAATTCTTGACTTTGGTGGAGATGAAAAGGTTCAGAAAAAAAAGAAAAAAGAAATTCATAAAAAAGTTGAAAAACATCTTGGAATTGACTCTAAAGAAGATAAATCTCAAAAAAAAGAAGAATCAACTAAAGAGCCAAAATTTAAATTAGATTGGAGTAATTTTTAGAATAGGAGTAATTATGCCAAAATTTGGAAAAAGTTCAAAACGAAGACTAGCAACATGCCATGAAGACTTGCAAGAAATATTCAATGAAGTTATTAAATACTTTGATTGTTCAGTAATATGTGGACATCGAGGTAAAGAAGACCAAGATGCTGCGGTTGCATCTGGAAATTCAAAAGCTGCATGGCCAAATGGTCGTCATAACGCAAATCCTTCAAACGCTGTTGATGTCTGCCCATATCCAATTGATTGGGATGACAGAGAAAGAATGACCTATTTTGCTGGAATGGTGATGGGAATTGCCAAAGCAAAGGGCATTGGCCTTAGATGGGGGGGTGATTGGAATCAAAACACTGACCTTGAAGATAATGGCTTTGATGACTTACCGCATTTTGAATTAACAAATATATAAATGGCAAATTTAAACCTGAATGGTAATGTTTCAAAGAATGAAGAAGCATTACAATTAGCTTATTCAAACTTAATTACATTTGGAAAGCTATTTTCCCCTCAAGATTTTTTAGCAAGTGCAACACCAGATTTTCATATTGATGTTGGAAAACTGTTGCTTGACAATACAAAACAGCAATTAGCGTTAGTTTTACCTCGTGACCATGCAAAATCAACACTTGCAGCTACAGCGGTCTTACATAAATTTTTATTTGCAACCAAAGATAGGCCTGAATTTATTGCTTGGATTGGAGAAGCACAAGACCAGGCTCGTGATAACTTGAATTGGATTGCAAACCATATATACTCAAACCCAGCTATTCACTATTATTTTGGAGACCTGGAAGGAGATAAATGGACTAAAGATGAATTTACTCTAAAGAATGGATGTAGAATGATTGGAAAGGGTACATCACAAAGACTTAGAGGTAAAAAACAATTATCTACTCGTTATACTGGTATAATCCTTGATGACTTTGAATCTGAGCTAAATACCAAAACTCCTGATTCAAGACGACAAATTAAGGAATGGGTGACTGCAGCGGTATATCCTGCAATTGATTTTGACAAAAATGGGTTCTTATGGTGTAATGGTACTATTGTGCATTATGATAGTTTCCTTAATGGACTTGTTAGGTCAAAGCAAGAAGCAGATAAAACTGGTGAAGAATATACTTGGTCAGTTTTTACTAGAAAAGCCATTGAAGATGGTAAACCTATATGGCCTTCAAGGTGGCCAATTAAAAAGTTAGAAGAAAGAAAACAGTTTTATATTGATTCAGGTACTCCTGCAAAGTTTTATCAGGAATATATGAATCAAGCTAAATCACCTGAAGACCAGATATTTAGTGAGGAGGATATTAATGAAGGGATTTATCAAGGCAATACAAGGTTTGACGAGGCGGCTGACTCATGGTATATACAATTTTCTGATGGGAGCAAAGAATATATTAATATATATATTGGTGTTGACCCCGCTTCAACAGTTAGTAGCAGGAGTGACTATTCTGTTATTATGGTTCTTGGTGTTACTGCTGAATATGATTATTACGTTATTGACTATTGGCGTAAAAGAGTATTACCCATGGAATGTGCCGATGAGATATTTAAAATCGCTAAACAGTACTCGCCAATCAGACGAATAAATATTGAAACAATTGCATATCAGGAAATGCTTCGTGATTATATAATGAAAAGAAGCAAGAAGGAAGGATTGTTTTTACCAGGAATTGAAAAAGGAATCAAGAATTATAACTCGAAAAAGAAGGATAGGCTATTTGAAGGGCTACAGCCAATGTTCAAAGCTGGTGCAGTTCATCTTAAAAAACAACATCATGAATTTATTGATGAATTAATTGATTTTCCTAAAGGTTCTCATGATGATGTTATTGATGCTTTTTACTTGGCAACCCAGTGGGCAAAAGGGAATCCAAAAGCTTCAACAACTAAACGTGAAAAATCAAGAGATGGTATTTGGCACAAGCCAAGAAAGATGTATGATTGGATGACTGGAAGACGAATTTAAACCGATTTGTTATATATAACAATTTATTACTATATTATATACTGTGATTAAAGAAGATTTTAGAGCAAAAGAGATTAGAGAGCTGTTTGACCGTTGGTCTAACGCAAGAGAAGATTGGGATGTTGCTGCTCGTGAAGATATTGACTTCTATTTAGGTAATCATTTTAGTGCAGATGAAGCAGATGAATTATCATCTCGAAATCAATCAGCAGTTCCAATGGATAGACTTTATTCTGCGATTGAACAGTTCAAAGCAATTATAACATCCAAGCCTCCAAAGTTTTCAGCAGTTGGTCGTGAAGATTCAGATACTAAGTTGTCACATGTTTGGAAGGTTATTCTTGAATACATATGGGATATATCTGACGGAGACGAACAATTTAAACAAGCAGTGCATGATTATGCAGTTACAGGGCTTGGATATTTTTATGCCTATATCGATAAAGAAGCTGATTACGGTAGAGGCGAAATAAAATTTAGACATCTTAATCCTTTTAAGGTTTATGTAGACCCTAATTCAAGGGATAGATATTTTGATGATGCCACAGGAATGATGGTATCACATGTAATGAGTAAAATGCAACTTCTTGATGCTTATCCCCAGCTTGGGCAACCAATTGAGGAAGGCGAAGAAGCATTATTGATTGATAAGATTGATACTGTTTCTGAAGAAGATTGGCCAGATAACTCAAATAAACGTACAATGGATTCTTTTACTCCTGATGTTGTTAAAGATTATGATTATCAGGGTTCAAGTCAAAAATATAGATTAATTGAACATTATTCAAAAGTAAAGGTTCCATATTACAGGCTTCTTGACAAACGAAATAACCAGGAAAAGATTGTTTCAAAAGAGCAATTTGACGCATTATCTCAGGATAAGCAGTTTTTAGGTGCAATTAATAAAGGTCTAATTGACTTTGTTGAAGTTCAGCAAACAAGAATTAGACAAACATGTTCAGTTGGACAGATTGTTTTATATGATTTAGTGTTAGATACTGATATATATCCAATTGTACCTGTTCCTAATATATGGACTAATACCCCTTATCCAATGAGTGATGTTAGAAAGAATAAAGATTTTCAACGGTTCCTCAATAAAGTAGTGTCATTGATTACATCACACGCACAAGCTAGTTCTGGACTCAAGCTTCTTATCCCTCAAGGAAGTGTCCAAGACATTGAAGAACTCGAAAGAGACTGGGCAAATCCAAACGCAACCCTAGAATATGATGCCTCTTTTGGGGAACCACATTTTCCTTCACCTCAACCATTGTCAAGTTCAATTATGCAACTTCCTCAGTTAATTGAGAGATATATTGACCTTAACATGGGGATATTTGAAATGATGCAAGGGAATACAGAAGCAGCACCAAGAACATCTTCAGCAACAATGATGATGGAGGATTTTGGTCAAAGACGTTCAAAGTCAAAATTAAGAGATGTTGAAGGGTCTTTAAAAAGAATTGGAAAGGTTGTTTATAATTTAGCTAAATCTCATTATAATTTTCAAAAGACATTTAGAATTGCACAACCTAATAATGATATAAATGAATATACAGTTAATAAAAGACTGTATGATGATAAGACAAAAGAATTAATGCAAATTGAAAATGATGTATCAGTTGGTCAATTTGATATTAGAGTTATTGGCAACTCAACAATGCCTTCAAATAAATGGGGCGAATGGGAAGTATATATGCAAGCTTATCAGTCAGGACTTATTGATAAGGTTGAAGCACTTAAGAAAACTGATATATTTGATAAGGAGGGCGTATTGTCAAGAACAGACCAAATTATGCAATTACAACAAGCATTGGGTCAAGCTCAAGAACAAATTAAGAAAGTTTCAGGTGACTTACAAACTGCACATAGAGAATCAATACAGGCACGTAAGCGTACTGAGGTAGAAAAATTCAAGGCTGAACTTAAAGGTCAGTCTTTAGAATCTAAGACAGCTAATAAGTTGTCCGTAGACAGGTTAAAAGATGCGGTCAAACTCGAGTCAGAGAAATTGCGTTTAAGCAGTCAAGCTCAACAAAGACAAGAGAAATCGCAAAAGGAGAAAAAATAATGACAGACGCATATGAAAACGAAAATCTTCAAGAAGAAGGTCAAGTCGTTGATAATGTAGGGCAGGATGAAGGACAAACATTAAACGAGAATTCGGAACAGACTTGGGAAGAACAGGCCAAGTACTTCCAATCTGAGAAGGATAAACTCGCTAATGAAAATCAGAATCTAAAGAAATATGAAGCGATTGGGCAGCTGTTACAAGCTAGACCAGATATTGCTAATACAGTTGCAAGTATGGTTCAAGGTGGTAACAATGGACAGCCCGTTGGCCCGCAACGTATTGAATTAGATAAAGATGAATTTGACCCGTGGGAAGCCTATAATGACCCTAAATCTAAATCGTATAAGTTCAGACAGCAAGAACTGCAAGATAGTATTGGACAAGCTGTAAACGAAAGGATGGCTGGTGTAATGAAACGACAAGGAGTCGAGCAATTGAAGGGAAATCTTTTACAACAAGGTTTAACCCCTCAAGAAGTTGATTCTTTTATGAATTTTGCATCAAAAAATCCTGGAGAGTATGGCGTGGAAGGTGCTGTTAAAATGTGGAGAGCTGTTATGAACGAAGGCCAAGGCACAGTTACAGATAACCCACTTGATAATGTTAGACAAACGCAAGATACCCCAACACCTGGTGGTATATTGCAAGGTCAACAACCTCAAGCTAAAAGCGAAAAGGATGGCATGTGGGATACTATAATGAATGCTGGAAGCCGAGCAAACGTTTTAAAATAATCAATAATAACTAGGAGAAAAGATAATGGCAACATATAATCAAGGACAGGTTAAATTTGGAACTCCTGGAAGTACAAACGCAAGCTTCTCTGATTCGTCAAGAAGACTGTGGGATTTTAGCGATAGGGTCGCTGAACTTGCTCCAGAAGAGTCTCCGTTTTTTGTATACTTGTCAAAAGTTGGAAAAGTGCCAACATCAGATTCTCAATTCCGATTCTTAGAAGACAGAACTAAGATTGCTATCTCTGATAGAGCGTTTTACATGCAAACTAATGCAGCCGCAACAGTTGTAGGTGCAACAGAAGACTGGACCGTTGCAACTGCAAGTGGTGGAAGCTCAGGTGTTACATGGCTCCTTAAGGGTATGGTAATTATGGTTGATGTAGCTACAGGCGGTGGTGAAAAAAATCACTGTAATGCTAGAATTGAAAATGTATCTACTGATGGTAGAACAATTACAATTAAATGGCTTACAGAACCCACTGTTACTAATATAGATGGTTCATCAACTAATGTTGAATGTCAGGTAATCGGAACTTCTTTTGGAGAAGGTTCTGGTGCTCCAGATGTATGGTCTCAAGAGCTTGACGACGATTTTGGGTATACTCAAATCTTCAAGACAGCTTGCGAAATGTCTAATACAGCAAGAGCAACAGTATATAGAGGATACGCTGATGAATGGCAACGAATATGGAATCTTAAATTAAGAGAACATAAAGTTGATATAGAAAGAGCAATGCTTTTTGGACAAAGAGCATCTGTTGGTGGTGTACAGTATACTGAAGGTGTTGTTGGTCATATTATGGCTAATGTTACTGGAACTGCTGTAAAAGATACTGGAGATAATACTTCGGGCGGCGACTACTTATCATATAGTGAAGGAAGCGCATATCATAAAACATATGCAACTGGCGAATTTACATATGATGAGTTGTTAAAAGATATGGAAGTTCTTTTTGACCCTGCTCGTGGTGGAGCTTCAAGTAAATTAGCATTAGCAGGCCTTCCTGTTATATCTTATTTCAATAAGGTAGGAGGAGCAGCTGGTGCAAGTTTTATTGGAGACTCTCTTGTAGAAAGTAACACTGCAAATAGGTACAACTTTCCAAGAAGTCAAGGAACTTTTGGTCATCAAGTAATGAAAGTAGATACTATCCATGGAGATTTATCTCTTGTAAAAGAGCCTCTTTTCCGAGGAATAGCTTCTAAATTCATGTGCTTAGTGGACTTAGACCACGTTTCTTATAGACCTCTTGTTGGTAATGGTGTTAATCGTGACACCTCAATAACAACAAATGTGCAGCAAGCAGATGAAGATTTGCGTAAAGATATGATTCTTACAGAAGCAGGTCTTGAAGTATCTCTTCCTGAAACGCATGCACTACTAAACATAGAGGATGCTTAATTATGAGAAGTGATTTCTTAAATAATAATAGTAGTAAAAGTAATGGCGTAAAAAGAAAAATCATTAATGTAAATGCTGATATAACAGTAACAAATGCTATGAGTGGTTCTATTTTTATGCTAAGCGCAACTGGAGGCACTGTTGCTGTTACTCTTCCTGTGGGAAGCGGAACAGGTGATACGGTCGCTGAAGATGGCGTTTACTATAGATTCATCGTTGAAGAAGAAACTCCTTCAAATGCAATAACTATTGCTGCAGGCGCAGCTCTTATTAGTTTTGTAATGAAGGATGCTGGAGGCAATGCTTCTAATTCGACAGCTGGAACGCAAGTGTCAAATATTATTATTGGCGCAACTGCTCAGAAAGCTGATTACGTTGAGTTAATGTTTGTTAATGGAGAATGGGTTGGTTCAGCCTTATCTTCAATTGACGATGCTATTACTACTTCTTAAACCAAATAAATAAGGTTTAATAGTTTTGTAGAACTATGGGGTAAGTCGTATAAAGGGCTTACCCCCAATCTACTAAGAATTTGATAAAATAATAACAAGCCCATTCACGCACAGCCAGTGCTTAGGGCAGGAGGATAAAATGGCAAGAGAAACAGGTTTACATAAACTTACAGTCCAAGAGGCCCAAAATGTTTCAATGGGACAGAATGGAGCGACTTTTATAAGCGATAATGATGCACATACAGGAAAATTTATAGGTATTCAAATTGTAGAGGATACTGTATTTTCTGTATTAACTCCATATGACTCTGATTTTCTTTATGGAACTGCAGCAGCAGCTGGGTTTGACTCAAATGGTGATAATTGTGCTAGTGTAACATTTCCTGCAGGTATGACAATATATGGTAGGTGGAAAACTATTGATTTAACTTCTGGCAAAGTAATAGCCTACAGAGGATAATATGCCTTTAGGACTAGGAGCTCAAATGGGCAAAGGTGGGATTGTAAAATCCATCCCATCCCACGTAACAGATAATCTAAAAATGCTACATCGGTATAATACAGGTTCAGTTGTACCTGTAAGTGATGGTGCTGTGTATTTAAGTGGAGTTGATAATGATGAAGCTCCGATTTCAATACCTGATAACGCTTCGTTAGATTTTGGAACTGGCGATTTTAGTATATGCTTTTGGATGATGCAACCGAGCGTAAGCGATAATAACGCTGCTAAGTTGTGTATGAAAAAACAAACTGATGTTAATAATGCTAATTCTGGATTTTCTATGCATCTCAATGGAAGTGGATTAAGGTGTACAGTGTATGATAATGATTCTGGAGCGCATTTAGATGTTACTGGCGTTTTTTCAAATGATGCTAAATGGGAGCATTTTGCATTTGTTTTTGATAGAGATACAGCTTTAAACGTATATGTAGATGGAGTTTTAAAAACGCCTAATACTACCCTAGCGTCTCATACTGGCACTTTTGATAATTCTGAATCTTTTGATATTGGGTATTATAATGATACAAATTATTTAAAGGCATATATGTGTAATTTTGGAGTATGGAAAGGAGCCCTAACTCAAGCTCAAATTAAATCAATTATGTGGAAGAATTATGCAGGTTTGACAGATAGTGAAAAAGATGCAGGAGCTACAGGGAGCTCAAACTTATCAGCATGGTGGAATATGGATGTGGAAACTGCTGTAGATGGAACTTCTGGAAGTGGTGGAATTAAAGACTCACATGGAACTAATCATGGAGATTTATCATAATGGCAGCAACAATACAAACAATAGAAACACCAAAAAGATGGAGAGCACAGGATACCTCTGGTAATAATAACCATGGACAAATATATTCAGGTAGAGGCTTAGAATTTGATGGGGTTACTGATTATTTAACTATTCCATCTACGAGCCCTTATTATGACTATGATTCAGGAAATGGTAACGGAATTTCAAATCAAGCTTGGACTATGGCTACATGGATGTATATAGATGATATAGATAACGATACTTATCAATGCATTATGGGATGGATAAGTGATAGCCATGTTAATTATGGCACAGGTATAATGTTAAAAAACGATGGAACTATCTTTGCAAACGCAGCTAGTGCTGTTACAACTTTTTATGATGATAGGTATACCACTTCTTTACAAGAAAAGACTTGGTATAGGGTTATCGCTACATCTTCAGGAGATGGGGCAGGTCAAACTGTAAAATTATACTTAAATGGAGTTAATGTTCAAAGCACTACAGGAACTACTGGGGATTATGCTTATAAATTTGCGATAGGAGCAGGAAGACAAAGTGATTCTACTACAAATGGGCATTTTGAAGGCAAATTGTCCGATGCTCAAGTATGGAATACTGCTTGGACAGCTGATGATGTAGCCTTTGATTATGCAAACCCTGAACAATTAGCTTTAAATAGAGGTGGTACATCTTTAACTAACTCTAATCTAAAACTCTGGTACCCAATGAATGGTGGGCATAGAGGACAACAATCATATGTTCTTGATGCTTCAAATGTAGGATTAGGTGATGAACTTGTAACTACAACAGATTTAAC